AATTATTAGTTTAACATTAGAAAAATTAAGACAACGATCATCTGTACAATTAGCCGAAGATACTATCGTGTTGACTAAATATTCATTTTTCCTACAACAAAAAGCCAATGAATGTCAAACATTTTTGAAATGGTCAAAACAAATTGTTGGTCGCCTCGCTGGTGATGATAGACCAAAACTAGTTCAATGGACAAGAGAAGCAGAATTAAGATTAGAACGTATACAATATTTAGCTCGCCGAATAGAATTGATAGGACAAAGTATTAATAATTTAATTAGGGCTAGATATAACGAAAGGAAATAATCAATGAGCCCACTAGAATATATAGAACAAGGCATAGTTGACGGTAATTGGAAATTTGTTTGTGAGGGCTATAAACAATTAACCAATAAAGTTTTGCCCTTACCAATGACAATTACCAAAACACATGAAGCTTTGCGTGAAATAGCTATTATAATACACAATATTTTGCCGCAAGATTATAAAGTAAAATCAAGACCAATAAAGAAAAAGAGTGGTTGTCATAAAAGAAATAATAAAAAGAAGTCATCCACTACAACAGAATGGGAAGATACTTCACTACAACTGGACGATAACGATAGGACATCGATACAAAAAGAAGTAGGCGGAATAAGATTAATTACTAATGACCCGAATCCAGACGAGATAAGATCAAACAAAGTCAAAGCGGCCAAGGCTCAAGAAAACAAAACTAAACTCAATAGGCCTCCAATAAGAACATACAAAGTTGAGTGCAATGAATGTGGAGAAAAATTTGAATCAGAACGTCCTAATGGTAAAATGGGTCAAAAGTGTCGTAAATGTCTGAATGATAAAAAGGATAGATTCGTTCGGTGAACAAACCAAATGCCATATTACAAGATTCGGGTATAGAACGAGCCATTTTGGCTGGTATTACCAGCCATGGTGTTGATTGCTTTTTCGAAGTAGAAGATATATTAAACACAACCGATTTTTACTGGCAATGCAATCAGGAAATGTTTAGCATACTATCTCATCTGGTTCACAATAATGATGCTAAAACATTCGATATCCCAAGTATACAAACTGCTGCTAAAGTTCTTGGGCATACCAATTTTGCTAACGGTGGCAAATATTCTGAATACTTAACATCTATTATTGATGAAGTAGGATTATCTAAAGATAATGTGCGCCTATTGGTAAGCACTGTGTATAAATTATCTTTGGCTCGCAAAGGATGGTTTGCTGCTAAAGCTGTACAAAAGAATCTTACAAATATTACTGGAGCAGAAGATGTTGATTCTATCATAAGCCAAATAGAAGAACCCATTTTTGAATTTACTGGTCGAATAATGGCGCATGATGCCAATATAATATCTCTAGGACAAAAATTCAAAACAGCAATGACAGCAGTTGCATCTACACCAAAAGATATCGTTGTGGTTTCAGACCAGCTACAGTTAATGTGGTTGGCGCTAGACAAAAAGTTGGAAAGAGCTTTCTTTGTTTGAACATTGCCCGCAACATGGCTGAAAATAATATTCCAGTATTATATTTAGATACCGAACTTACAAATGATTTACAATTACATCGCCTCACTTCCTTGGTGTCTGGTGTAGAATTGGAACATATAGAAACTGGCAAATTTATTCATAATTCACATGAATCAGAAGCAATTTGGAGTTGTCAAAAGCATGTTGAAAAATTGCTGATTGATCATTTTTCCATAGCGGGCTTAGCACCACATGCAATTATGTCAATAGCTAGACGATGGCTATCTAAAAGGGTTGGGTTCACTGATAGTGGTACGGCTAAACCGTGTTTAATAATTTATGATTATATCAAATTAATGGACGACAGTGGATTTAAGAAAAATTTACAAGAATATCAACTATTGGGATTTTTAACGACAACGTTACATAATTTTGCTGTTAAATTTAAGTTACCAATCTTAGCCACTGTTCAATTAAATCGTGACGGTATAGAAAAAGAAGGTGCTGATGTAATATCTGGATCAGATAGAATTGGATGGCTCTGTTCAAATTTTACAATTTTGAAAAAGAAAATACAAACTGAACTTAACGAAGATCCACCATCTAACGGTACTAAAAAATTGGTAGTAACTGACACACGTTTTGGTCCAGGCATGGAAAATGGTGAATATATTAATATAATTGATAATTTGCGAATAGCGAAATTATCAGAAGGAAAACCATTTTCGGTCATTGCTCAATCTATTTTTGAGAATTGTAGTCATGAAACAATTTAGCGCACAGGAAATTTCATTTATTCAAAATCGTGCATGTGAACGTGTTGCAGAAATTTTTGATGCGTTAAATATTGAATACACTGAGCGATGCGATTATTTACAGTCTGCTTGTTCAGTCCATGGTGGAGATAATACAAGAGCAATGTTCTGGGCAATCCGTTCCAATCACTGGCAATGCAAAACAAGAGGATGTCATTGCAATCCTATTACAGGTCCATCCAATAGTATTTTTGGATTAGTTCGTGGTACTATGAGTCATAGGACAAAGCGAAAATGGAATTTTCAACAAACTGTTAATTTTATAGCCAAGATATTGGGCTTTAAACAATATGATATTGACGAAACTACAATTCAGGATATGGAAATAGCTAAAATAATAAAACAACATCGAAAGAAACAATTTACGACACAGAAAAATAGAACACCACTTGCAACATTTATTCCATACTTGAAATCAGACCAGATTTATTATCCAAAACGAGGTATTGTACAAGAGATCATTAATCGATATCATATATCATTCTGTAATACTAAGGGCAAACCAATGTATCAAAGAGCATTTTTTCCTATTCTAGACGAAACAGGAAAATACGTTGTTGGTTGGTCTGGTCGTAGTATTTATGAAAAATGTAATAAATGTGGAATGCATCATCATCCACAAAGAATACAATGTCCAGAACCAAAATATAAAAGCATCTACACCAAATGGAAGCATTCACGCAATTTTCATAGTGAACTATGCCTATACAATATTTGGTATGCTAAACCGTTTATCAGAAAAACAGGTACAGTAATTTTATGTGAAGGACCAGGGGATGTATGGGCATATGAAATGATCGGTATACGCAACAGTATAGCCTTATTGGGATTAAATATGTCCAGACATCAGAGGCTTATGCTTCAGAATGCTGGGGCATTAACAATAATTTGTACGTTTGATAATGATGAGGCTGGCAAAAGAACTATGGAAAAACTAGAACGCAATTTAATACAATATTTCAGAATTTTTTGTATTACGCCAGACGCAACCAATGATGTTGGTGAGATGTTGGGCAAAGATTTAGCCAACAAAATATATCCTATATTAAAAAAGGTGTCAAGAGAAAAAATGTTGTCTGACGAATATGGAGCCAATAAAGAAAATGGTGAATCAATTTGAGATCAAAGATTCTGGTAAACGAAGAGATTTTAATACTGGAGCTAAAAGAGATATTGATTACAATAAGCCCAGATTCGATTTAATTCCCACAACAGTACTGTTCAAAATACTTGATTCACATGAACAAGTCAATTATTCAGAACCAAGATATAAAGCTATTGATGGTCAAACAAAAGCAAGATTATGGTCTCTTGGTTTCTTGTGGGGACACCGACCGAATGATCAACTATTACTTGAGATTATTTGGATAATACTTAAATGTATAAACTTACAAGAAGATGATAACATACTTGTTACCGATGACTCTATTTATCCAAGAATTCAATTAATTTCTCAAAAAACTTATTTAAGAATCGCTAATCATTATGGTAATGGGGCTAAGAAGTATGATCCATGGAACTGGTCAAAAGGAATGCCGTTTAGCGTATTTTACGCCAGTCTTATGCGACATATTTTTGCTGTCACGCAGGATCAGGATGACGAAGATCACTTAAGCGCAGTATTTTTTAACGCAGCCTGTATTCTTCATTTTAGTATTATTGGCAGAACTGATTTGGATGATATTACTCCTAGACTTGAGGAACAGAAAAGTCATCAAAAACAATTGATATGCGATGAGAAAATAAGCTTCTAGGAGCTAATACAATGAAGGTAGTTAAATGTAGCGCAAGTGCTATTAATACATATTATAATTGTCCGTTTTGTTATTTTCTACATTATATTCTTGGTTTAGAATTAAAGGCGGGAAAAGCAGCTTTGCAAGGTAGCATAGTTCATCAAGCTTTAGGATGGATGGCAAAACTGCGGAAACGAGGTAAAACTACTATCGATCCATCGTGGTTATTAAATCGTGCGTGGGATACATTAGTCGCAAAACATACAGAGATAGAAATGCGCAAAACAACCACACTAATAGATAAAGAAACTGGAAATTTTAAGGAAGCAGCAGATTTTAAAAAATGTCGTGTAGCATTAGAAACTATATTCTCTGATGAATTTTATAATCCTTATAATATTAATGTAATAGATGTGGAAAAATGGTTTACCATGGAGATACCAGGAAATGAATGGAAATGTTTCGATGAAAATGGTAAATCTCATCAGTTTACAGTACGTGGTTTCATTGATCTTGTGCACGAAATCGATGCTGAAACAATAGAAATTATTGATTGGAAAACTGGTAATAGAAAAGATTTTTATACTCAGCAGCCGGTT